GCAACGAAGAAACACTCGTTGCCCTCGGATTTGCTAACGAATCACGACCCCAGTAAAATGGAGGATGTCGAATTGGAAGCTGCCGTAGTTGTCCTCAAAGACCTTGCGCATCTCCCGCCGGGGTGATAAGGGCGGGCGCTTTAGTGGCAGATTTCTCTGCTACTACCAATCAGATAGTTGAAAAGGATTAAGAAATGAGGGCAGTGGTTAACATCACCGTGGCCTTAAGGTCCGGTTTCCGGGCCTCGTGGTTTATTGTGATGAGAATCATAGTCCTCATGACTGTGTTCTTTTCATACTATCTGCTTGGGCTCAACAGCGTTGAGCTAGAGAGAATCCTCGGTTTCCTTTTAGGGACCCGGGGGTAAGATGAGTAACTTTCCCATCTATTCTCCCTTACTTAACAGCCTCCCTCTAACGAGGGTGGCAACTCCAATGGGTTATCTTAACCAGAGGAGACCTTACCCGTCTACTGTTGAACGGGTTAAAACGTCGTTCTTCCTCAACCTTTCGCGTGACACTTGGTATTGGTACGAATCGGTGAATTCTCGCGGGGCTATCTTCTACCGGTCCGACAACATGGTTTATTCCATGTTGAAAGACTTTAAGTGGAAGATAATTTCTCGTGATTACCAACCGATAAGTCGCCTCTATCTTTGTGCTAGCGTTTGGAAGAAGGGACGCCGACTGGGAGGCAAGATCCGTCTACCATTTAATATGGTCGGAAAGTTTCGACCAATGGTATTAGTTGACGGGCTGGAACCTTCCTGGGCTGCTAAGCGGATTCTCTTGCTTGGTAGGGTCCGATCATTGTTTAACGATGATCGATTTTCGAATACCTTTTCTCTATGAGCGATCCGAGGCCAAACGTCGTTGTCAACGTACCGTATCTCCAGCAGTCTGACGGACAAGTGTCACCAAACTCGGGGTATTCTTCCTCGAGCGCGGTGGCATCTCGTCTGGCTTACTCCAGAGTATGGTCCGGTGTCAGGACGCCTAACTTCAAACGTCTCAAAAAGAACCAGTTACCGGTGAATAATCACTCGGTCTCTATTCGGGATGTTCAGTCGAATAACTTGGCTGAACAGGGTTTCGACGCTAAGAGCTACTTGAACGACCCCTTTCATCCGGGGTTTGTTCAATATAATTCTTATGTCGGAGCCTTTTCCGATAGGTATTCCGTACCTGGCGGTGAGGTGGCGCACTTGCCCGCCTCAGACGATTTAGCTATCGCGAATCTGATCCAAAATGCTCAGGCCGGTATTAGTGGTAATCTGGCCCAGAATTTAGCTCAGATAAATCAGACCGTTTCGATGATTACAACTGCAGCATCATCGATAACTAAGTCTATACTCGCCCTGAAGAATGGTAACATTCCAGGGGCGGTTTCCGCTTTAGCTCGTTTCTCCAACTCTTCTCGGTTTCAGAAGAGGGGATCTCCTTCCTTAAAGAAGTCGCTTGCCAATAACTGGCTCGCACTTCAATATGGTTGGAAACCTCTTCTTTCTGATATTGAGGGAGCTATGAGATCTCTCGGGAATGCCAAAATGAATTCGGCTCTCGGGAGTACGTTCGTCGCCCAGGTGACCGGGTCTGCTTCCGCAAAGCATGTGTCGGATTCTAATGGTCCTGTAGCGTTCTATCCCACGGTTGGTCCTCATGCGGTTCAGTCGACGGAAGTCACTGAGACGCGGACCCGCTATGGGATTCGTTACAAGATCACAGATCCTACTGTTGCTTTTCTTCAGCAGACTGGCTTCACAAATCCCTTGAACCTAGCTTGGGAGATTCTGCCATTCAGCTTTGTAGTCGACTGGTTTCTGCCTATAGGACCCTTTCTTGAGAGTTTATCTTACTCTCAGGGGTTAGAGTTCGTAAGCGGATTCAAGACACGATTTACACGGTCTCGAGTGGCTTCTGTTGTGGGCTTTGGAGGCGAGATTGAGGGCTCTAATGTCACTTTTATGACCTCGGGCACATATGCCGAAGAGCGGATTCTACTGACGAGAGAGGTAATTTCTTCCTTTCCGTCTCGTAGTTTCCCTTCTCCACGTATGGGTATAAACAACTCCACAGGTGGAGTTTCGAGGGCATTAAATGGCATAGCTTTACTCACTCAAGCATTCAAAGGCTAGGCCTGCGACTTTCCGAAAAAGGAGTAATCACTGATGTCGGCTTTAGCCGCTATCAAATTGTCGAAGACACTTGACCTTTTCCCTGCCGTTATCACGGGCAGTGCGACGGTCGGTGTCGACACGACGTTGAACCCCGAGGGATTTCCCCAACCGGGTGTTGCGCGTTGGGTTGACCGTAGTGGCGGAATCGCCATCGGTTACCCGGCAGTCACGATGTCCGTGCGTCCGCCTAGTAAGGCGAGCCGCGTTTACAAAGTGACTGCGAAAGTTGTTCTCCCGACTCTTGAAGTGACCGCTCCGTCCACGTCGACCGGTATTCAGCCGGCCCCGACAAAGGCGTACGATTGCATCGGAGTCATGGAGTTCATCCTGCCAGAGCGGTCTACAGGGACTGAGCGTCAAGCATTGCTCAATCTCTGCTGCTCGCTCTTTCATCGTAACATCGCCGCCTCCGACGGTACCCCAACAGATGCAACGGGGTCGCCGCTTGAGACTGCGGTTGTTAACTTTGAAGCCCTCTGGTAAGATAACTAGAGGGAGTTCGGCAGTTTAGAACTCTTGGAGATGCCATGTCTTCTGAGAAGTATGGCTTTAAGCTCCTAAAGGGGCTTAAGACTTTCCGCGTTCCCGGGGAAGTGACTTCCCTGGCTATCGAGTCTTTCTTTTCGTCTCTGGATTGTCCTCGGGCTTTAACTTGCCTCATTCTCTTCCGTTCGGGAGAGCATGAACAGCTCGCTAAGCTCGAGTTCAACCCGTCCAACTATCTTACGATGGTTGAATGTCGAGATGCTTACGCCGCGACTAATTTCTTATCTAAGTTCAAAGGATTATCCTCTGGCTTAGATCTGAATGAAGTTGCGTTTAAGAAGTTCGATGAATTTGAATTTCTTTGTAAGCAAACGAATTCTCGCTTTCGTAATTTGGCTAACGATACCTCTTTCCGAGGTAAAGTCGTCTGGCTGCATTCTGCAGTCATCCGTAAAATAGCCAATATACTCGGTGAGTTTTCGACCGAAGAGTTTTTCACGATGCCGGACTGGGGTCCTGGTGCCTCGACTCTTATCAAGAGGAGAGAAGCCAGCTCAGTCAAAAAAATTCCAGTGCGAAACTGGAATCACGCGAGATCTGTACAACCTTATACCGATTGAGCTTATGGAGGAAAAGTATCCTCTATGGGCTCAGCAACTTCGCCTGATGGGTTTTCCAACCTTTCAGACCGGTAATAAGGTGGTCACTGTACCGAAGAATGCTATGACCAATCGTGTTATCGCAATCGAACCTGGAATCAATTTATGGTTCCAGAAGTCCGTTGGCGAAATGATTGGACGTAGACTTCGACGGTATGGGGTTGACCTGCGCTACCAGAGTAGGAACCAGCAGTTAGCGTTGAAGGGAAGTTTAACTAACCTTCTCGCTACTGTTGATCTCTCTTCTGCTAGTGATTCCATAGCACGGTCCGTCGTCGAGGAATTGCTTCCTCCACGTTGGTTCCATATTATGGATGCATGTCGATCTCATTACGGCTCCCAAGACGCTCTATCAAAAAAGTGGGAAAAGTTCTCCAGTATGGGGAACGGTTTCACCTTTCAGTTAGAGTCTTTGATATTCTATGCAGTCGCAGCATCCTGCACGGAATATCTTCACATCAGTTCCAACGATGTGAGCGCTTATGGTGATGATGTAATATTACCCTCAGCGTGTCTTGGCTTATTCTCCGAAATGTTGGCATTTTACGGCTTTCGTATTAACGCAAAGAAGAGTCACTCTGACTCGCCTTTTCGTGAAAGCTGTGGTGCCCACTTCTTTTCGGGTGTGGATGTTAAGCCAGTCTATCTTAAAGATAGACTTTCATCCCTTCCAACGGTTTTCCGTCTGGCAAATGCCCTTCGGAGATTGGCGCATCGAAGGAATAACTTCCTAGGATGCGATTCATCTCTTCGTGGTGTATTTGAGCTCTTAGTGCAAAAGGTTCCCAAAGCCTTACGGCTTCGGATCCCTGCGACATTAGGAGATGGCGGCTTCATCTCTAACTTGGATGAAGCAACCCCCAGCCGAGCTAGGCACGGTCTCGAAGGATTCCGTGTCAATAACTTGGTGGAAATAAGTCGAACTTATCGGGATGAAACAATGGGGTATCTTCTTGCCTCCTTGTGGTCTCTGCCTGATATTCCTATCGAAAGTGATAGGTCTTACCAGGTGGTGCTCCCTACACAGGCGTATCCCGCAAAGGGCTCGCCTGAACGCCGTACTAGGCTTAAAGCGCTCACCTATTTGATATCGTTAGACCAAAGAGAGGGATATAACACTGTCTCTCTCCGTAATCTGACGCGTTTCAAGTTGGTGAATAGCCTAGTTCAACAGTGGTACGATCTGGGTCCCTGGCTATAACGCCTTAGGATCCTTTCTCAGCTTATGCTGATGGAGAG